TACTAATTCTTTCATTTATATATAAATTTATATTAAATGTTAGATTATGAAATAATATAATATAATTTTACTCCGCATTATATTATATAAAAATGTATATTAAATATATATTTAACTGCCTATTTCTAAAGGTTTTCTGAACTGATCAGTTTCAATTGTTGAAATGTTCCATGGGCAATTTGTATTACTTCTTGGGTTAGCTGGTTCAGATCTTAACTGTAAGTTAGAATTTCTTAAACTTGAACCTTGTGTGTTAATTCCTACCAATTGTGCGGGATTTAATAGATTAACATTTTTTAAATCGGCATCAGCTTGGGGTATAGAATTAGACCAAAGATTATTATTATTTATTGGCAAAAGGTCAGATGGATTTGGTATTGCTTTATTAGCAGTATTCTGATTAATAGTGCTTGAACTATCAGCTGATGTTGCTATAGATGTATTTGATGTGCCATTATATGGAGCATATGTTGATGGTGGGGCTTGGTTGCTAATTTCGGGTTGTTGATTATTTATTTCCGAGTAGTCAAGTCTATTTGTCATAGGTAAACTTAATAAATTTTTACCTTTTGAATAATTTAATAAAAGCACGGCAGCAAAAATTAATGCTAATATTCCTAAAATATGATCGGGTTTAATTCCTTTTAAAAACTGTCCTTTGAAAAACTTTTTTGTAACAGTCATTTTATATAAAATAAATAATAAAAAATTTTTTAAAATATTTAAATAATCATTACTATTAATTAAATAATGATTATTAATTAAATAATGATTATTATTTAATTAATTATATACTATTTTAATAGTTAGTTAATTTTCTTCATCGCTTGAACTATCGTTAACAATATTTGTTAAATTATATTTGATTTTTATATTTTTTGCTTCTAAAAATGCTTCGACAGCATTTCTTCTTATTTCTTTTGCTTTTTGCTTCGCCTTCTTATAAATTTCTAAATATATAGATTCGTGAGACTTCAATTCTATTGGGTTACTATTTTCCGTAATAACATCTAAATTAGTTACTTCTAGTTCAAAATCATCATCCATAGTTTGATTTGTTTCTAAATTATTCAATAAATATTTGAATGAATTAGTTTTATCATCGTTAGTATCAATAGATTTATCATCGTTAGTATCAATAGATTTATCATCGTTAGTATCAATAGATTTAGATGTATTAATAGATTTTATGGTTTCAATATTATTGTTTACTTTAATATCATCTATTGGTTTATCGGTTTCAATGGATTTATTGGTTTCAATGTTTATATTTAATTTAATATTTTCATCATTATTATTTGACTTTATTTCTGTATTTTGTTTACTAGAAATCTCTAAAGTATCCTCTTTTTTTTTATTTATTTTAATCAATATTTGATTTTCTAAACTATCACATGGATATAATACCATAAATTGGACTAACATAATATCAATAATGAATGAAGATTTAGAAAAACGTATTCCATTTATATTTAATAATGGAATTATTTCATTATTAGTATCATAATCTGCTAAAGAAAGCTTCTTTTCATTTTCATCATATATATTTATTTTTTCTTGTTTTATATTTGCTTTAATTAAAAATTTCTTTCCAGCTTTGTATGATCTCATAATAGGATTAATAAAATCATTAATATCATCATTTGAAATATTATCAGAATCATAAAACCATAATGATTTATTGTTACAAATTTCTTTTATAAAATAATTTTCAAGATTTTCAAAGAATTCAACAATTAACTTGTCACTGCTATTAAATTCTAAATCACAAAAGCACTTACTATTAGCTTGAATAATGCCTTGTTTGGTTTTACATTTAGGAAGTTGAATATAGAAATTTTTATTTAGATTACTATTTAATTTACTGAAATATATGTTAGCATTTAGAAGTGTAGGATTATCTAACTTTAAACTGCTAAAATCAAAATTTTCACATATTTCATAAATCTGATTATTCATTTATTGATTATATAAAACTTTAGAAAAAGGAATTTATATTTTCACGCATAAATGTAATAAATAATATAGTTACTATTATTATTATAAATCTAAATAATGGTTATTAAAGATAATATTGCAAATACTAATATTTCAAAAAATACCATAGCATATCATTGTATTAATTTTTTAAAATCAGAAGAAATTAAGAAAGAAATGAGAAATATAATTAATCCTATTATGGATTATTTCTTAAAGCAAATACATATATATTTATATTTTTTCTTATTTTTCATATTTATTAGTTTTATTTTACATTTAGGAGTTTTATTCTTATTAATAAAATACAATATCAGATTAAAGAAATATTATAACAAATTAGAAAAAATGTAATATATAATTATATTAATTTATATTTAAATATATTTAATTTTAATTATAATTTTAATTTAATTTTAATTTAATTTTAATTTAATTTTAATTTAATTTTAATTTAATTTTATTTAATTATTATATTTATATAATATATACAAATGTCACAAACTGAACCAGTAGGTGTAAGTAGTTTTGATGAACCACAGATGTCGGTAGGTGGTAGAAGACGCGCTCCAAAAGGAAAAAAAGGTAGAGCAAGAAAAGGAGGAACATTTTTAGCTGAAATAAGTGTTCCAATAGCGTTATTAGCTGCTACACAATATATGAAAGGCACAAGATATGGCCGTGGCAAGAGTACTAGAGGAAGACAATCTAGAAGATCAAGAAAATCTTATAGAAATCGGTCAAGAAGAAGATAAATATTAAATATTTGAGAGATTTAGATTTAAAGTTATGCTGTTAAATTATGATAATAGTTAATATTATCATAATTATTTATTATGAATGAACAAAATAGTAGTGATATCTTTGATATTCAAAGTAGTATTAGAAAATGGGTAAGCATTGATAATGAATATAAAAAATTATACTCTCAAATCTCTCTATTGAGAGAAAAAAAACGCACTATTGAGGAGAATATTTTTAATCATTACGATTCAAGAAATGTAAAATATCCATTGATAAATATAAGTGATGGAAGATTAAGTTTTATACAATTAAAGCAACAAAATATGATAAGTTACAAATTTTTAGAGGATTGTTTCAAAGAGTTTTTTAAAGATTATGAAAATGGTAGTTCTATTGAAAATGAGCTTATAGAGTTAATAAAGTTAAAAAGAACATTCAAAACAAATAAATTAATAAAACGAAGTTATACAACCTAACTTTTTTTAATTTAAATTACATATTTATATTATATAAATTAATTAATTAATATAATTAATATAAATATACAGTATAAATAGACATATAAACGATGCTAAAATATCTTGATGATTTAGATACAACAAAAACAAAACTAAAATTTAATAAATTATGTATGCTTCCGGGTTTTAATATAATAGAAACAACAAATTCAATATTAAAAGAACCTATTACATACAATAACGAATTTGGGTATACAAATTCAGTTATAATAGATAAAGATACTATAAATGAAAAAATATTTTTCAAATTATACGGTTTAATTGATTCAACAAAGAAGCAACTTACCAAAAAATCACGCAAAAAAACACAAAGAAAATTAACACGAAAACAATAAACTATAAACGTTAAGACACTTTGAACCAGTTACTATTGTTAAATGGACTTATTAATACATTACTAATTCTGTCTTTCCAAAATTGAACACGTTGCTCAAATAGCAACTCTTTTGTTGTTTTAGGATATAAATCATTATTTACATATGCTTTTTCAAGTTCACTTTGTTTTGGTTTTACACCATAACAATTAGAACCTAATTTTGTATGAGGATTAGGAACATAACCACCATTTATACCAGGCAGTCCACAGTCATATTTATGTCCCTCTTTCTCTTGTAATTTGGTCCAATCATTTTGACTTGTTGGATAAAGACCTAACTGATCTTTTGTCCATCCATAACTACACCAACTTGCTCCACTTTTATGTGCGTCACTTAATTGATTGTAATTAGCTAATTCTCCGTCAAATGCTTTACACACAGCTTTAGCATCGTGATATGTAAATCTATTACCAGGAACGTGATAAACTTCATTAACATTTAAAGATATATCTGATTGATCTACAACTGATGTTATATTTATTTCTGGTTTTTGAGAAAATAAATTTTTAAATTCAGTTACAATATTAATATTAAAAAAATACGCCAAACCATTAATAAAAATTAAAAGAATAAATATTCCCCATAACAAAGCCTCAATAATATAATGTCCACTTGTATGATTAGAACTAGTATTTGGCATACTTCCATAGTTATACGAATTGCCTAAAAATGAAAATATTACATAATAAACCATAATAATAACAACAAGCACTATTAATACAAAAGGATTTGAGCCTAAATTATTTAAATTATTGTAAAAATCTTGCGTTATATTATTAAATAATGCCATATTATATTAATATAATAATATAATAATATTAATATATTATATTATTGCTAACTTTTTAACAAATTTGTAAAATTATATTTATTTAATCTATAATAATTTTCTATAAAAATAACAATATCCTTTTGAAGTTATTAATTGCGATTCACTAATTTCATTAACATCTGTATCATTAAAATGATACCATTTTTGATTTGAATTTTTAATATATGCAGTGTAATGTCCTCCTTGACATTCTCCATTATGATTACAAATTCCAAATAACTCATAAATATATTTTTCTCTGTTATAACCTATAACATATTTACTTAGGTCTAAACCTAATAAAGGAGTGTGAATTATATTATTTAATTTTTTATTTAAATTATCAAATCTCTTAAAATCTACAATTAAAATATTTGGTAAACTCCAAAACTTGATGGTTTTTATAACATCTTGCTTCATATTTGTTTTTTCATTAAACCATGCATTTGAACCTTCTAAAAACTCATAATTAGTATATAAATCAAAACAATCATATATTGAACATTTTTTATTATCTGATGGTATAGGTAAATTAATAGTACTAAATGGTTCAGGTTTAATGCTCAAAATCTTATTTAAATTATCATTTGTTATAATTAACGAAACATGTATTCCAAAAAATAAATCAATCATTTCAGAATAACTGTTAGTATAAGTAGTTTTTATCATTTCATAACACGTCTTCGCTAAATCGTCAAGATCATTTTCTGTTTTTCCATCAACCGTTATATATACCTTTCGTTCTAATGCTTCATGAAAACAATCTAAAATAAATATTAGAAACTCTGGCAGATCATTTTGTGCATAACCTGTAAATAATTCACGCTCTTTTAATGAAGCAACAGATTGTATTGCATTTATAAATCTATTTGGACTAATTATACAGTTCTTACTCCATAACAAATCTTTCAAAATTTTCCATTCTTTCAAAACTAATCCATTGTCATTAGATATTTTTTGTTCAAGCATATCAATAACTTCATTTAATTCATAACAATGTGATAATATTTGCATACACGAGTTTATATAACATGTATTTCCTAAATTACATAACCCTGTTAATCCTTTATTATTATATTTAGTTATTAGATTATTAGACGCTAAATATTTATAATCTATTTGCGCATTCATTATGCTTTATTATTAATATATTTATTATCAATATATTTATAAATATATATTTAAATATATATTATTTATATTATACATTGATTACTATGAATATGGATAATATAACAAATATAAATGCTACAAATATGAATGCTACAAATATGAATGCTACAAATATGGATAATTTACTAACATTTTCAAATAATTATATACATTATTTAAATAATAGTGTCAATTATTTAAACAATAGCATAAACTATTTAAACAATTTTATGTATATGAATAATAGCTATAATAGCACTAATTATAATAATAATAATAATAATGATAATGATAATAATGCCTATTTATTAAATTATAATCTGGATGATTTTAAAAAATTATCAAATATTAATATATATACATTAATTAAGTCAAACACTAATGACTTGTATTATGGAAACATAGAAAACCCTACTAATGATACTTGCGCTATAACACACGAAAAATTCTCAAATTGTGATGAAGTAACAATGATTAAAGAATGCGGACATATATTTAATAGTATTGCTATAAAGAAATGGCTAATAGATCATCAAACATGCCCAAATTGTAGACACAATATTTTAACTAATTCTAATATTATTAGTTATTTAAATCCTGAAAATAATAAAATATTTTTTTTATATAGCACCGAATTCAAATTTTTTTTAGCTTTACATATTGAAACATTATTAACAAATAGACAATCAAATGATGAAGATGAAAATGAAGATGAAAGTAATACTTCGACATATGATATAGGATTACTTTTACGCTAATGTAATGTAATGTTATATTATATTGTAACACTCAATGGAATTATTAAAGGTATAATATAACTATTATTTATAATTTTCATTTGTTCTAATCTAATTTGTCTAGTTATTTTCCATTTTTTACTTCTATAACACATAATATTTTTTTTAGCGTCACTATATATGGTAGGTGTTTCTTTGAGAGATTGTTGTAATTCTCTCAATTTATGTGTTTCAATTTTATAATTGTCTTCCAATCCTTTAATTTTTTCAAATTGCTTACGTATATCAAGACATTTTTTATTAGTATCATTTTTTTTCAAATATATATATTTTTTTATATCTGCTAACATTTGTGCTTCATATACTGTAGTAAAATATTTGCCTCTTACATTTCGCAAAGTTTCATTGTTTTTATTATTAACACCTTTATTTCCGCAATAAGGACAACGCGAGTCACCATTTCTAAACCAATTAATTAAACAATTTGTATGATAAGTATGATTACATTCTGGTAAAGTATAACATTGTCCGCATTGTAATTCGTCTTTACATATCATACATTCTTCGTTTGTATTTAGATTAATATTAAGAATATTGATTGCATTTGTTATTGTATCCATTTCAAGCTAATACGTTATTAGCTTATTAATCAAATAAGTTTTATATAATTTATTTATAATATTATATATAAATTATAAATAAGTCTAATAATTAATGACCACCTTTTAATAACGCACCAAACGCACTCCAATAAGGTAATAATATAGGTTTTTGTTTTAATACGTTTAATATATTATGTGGTACACACTTTTTATCTACAACAATCTGAAATGTATAGTCCTCAAACCAACTCTTTGACATATAATAATTTCCTTTAAAACCTTTTTCGTCTCCCCAAGAATTTTCAATTAAAAATCCATTTGTTTTTGAATTATCAAAATTATAGCCTTTTATAACTACTGCATGATTTGGACCAGATTGTCTATAATTTATTGCATCACATTTTTTCATATAATTATCAAATCCAAATACATCCTCATAGTCAAAACCCTCTTTATCTAAAAATCCATGATCATTTGAAGCATATTTTCTAAAATCTACCCCAACCCATACTGCTTCTTGTTTATCAACTGATTTTTTAACAGCATCTATCATTATATTAATCGGAACATTAATGAAATTCTGCTGACTAGCACCTAATATATTAAAAGTCATTTCAACATTATACAATTTATAAAATGGAGCATATTTGCACGGATAATTTATTAAACAAATTTTATCTCTCGCTTTATACGGAACATGATTCTTGTAAAAATCTAACGGGCTTATATCAGCTATTTTATTGGCTTTCAATGATTTGTCTTTTGTATTTGTTTGATAATATTCCCAAGTTATTTTACTAGGCGGTTCTCCTAAAAATAACACTAAAATTTTATAACAATCAAACAACATTTCTTCTAACAATTTTTCTTTATTTTTTAACAAATCACTTTTTGAGATAGTTCTAATTCTATATGCGCATTTTCGTAAAAAATCATCATAAAATTGTTCTAATTCCTTTGAATTAGTGCTGTGAAAATGATCACTCATATTTGATTTTGGTATTATACCATATTTTTCAATCAAATTTACAAAAACATTCCACTGACCTCCATCATCAGTTAACCTGTCTAACATATGTATTAATTTTGATAATTCAGTTTCAGAATGTAATGTTTCTAAATTCGTATTATAACTTTCTAAAATGTAATTTAAATAATAATTTGCTTTTTCTAATTTATCATAAAAAAATAAAAAATTTTGAGAAAGCTCAAAACTAGGTTGTAAGTTATATTTTTTAATCATTTTAAAACGAATAATATTTAAAAATGCAAACAACCAGCATCTACCGCTATTTTTTTGATTTGTTATATTCGCATTTACATTAATAACCTTATTAAACACTTGTTTGTTATTTTGTATATAATCACTTTTCAATATTAATTTCTTAAAATCAGACTTTGTATTTACATTTCTAAGAACCTTGTTTGTTCTCTTTTTATTAAATTTATATGAAAAATTTGATAAATTTTTATGCGTTATATTATGTACCATTTATATATTACTATATTAAATTATTAATATATTATAGTAATAAGTTAATGTTATATATAATATATTAAAACAATATAAAGAATTATTTACAATCTTTTAAATATTTATCAAATAACAAATTTTTAATTTCTTTACATTTTAATTCTTCAAGTTTTTTCTCATATTTTTCTGGTTCAGTCCATTTTTCGCGCAATTTTGCTAATTCGTTATGCCACGACTGTAATGTTACTCCGCGTTTTTTTTTAAACTCATTCATATTTTCCAAGTCTAAAGCATATAACTGTAATAATGGTTTCATTATTTGATTACTAATATAATGACTATAGTCAAGCTGTAATCCATTAAGCTTAATGAAATCAGGTGTCTCTATTTTTTCACCTTGCAGAGCCTTTTTATTGCTATTCATTATATACGCATAATACATTCTATCTCCACTAGACGGTTTATTCCCACTGTCACGCAAACCAATACGCTCGGCTAATACCTTATGAGCAATTTGTTTAGGATTTTTATAATAACCTCGTAATGATTTAGTCACTAATAATTTTTCAATAGGATATTCACAAGCTATTAATTTTTCAAGACATTCATTCAAAAATTTTACCGATTTACTAATACTTTTTTCGTTCATAATAATATTAACAATTCCTCCATATATATCTTTAACAATAGGAGCATTGTCTCTTCGCTTTAATACAATACCCATATATTTCATTTTTCCTTTGTCTGGATTGTCCTCATATAAAATTCCCACATAACGCTTTTTAGATAACAAAATCCACGGATAAAAGGTCTTTTCATATTCTAGGTCATGAGGCGCTTTTAGAAATTTACTTGCTAATTCGCCTGCCTGTTTTGCTAATTCAATAGTATAAATTAGTGCTTCTTTATTTACAATTTTTTCATTTGTTTCTGGATTACGCAAATTAAATTTGAAGAATACTGAGTCGGTGTCACCATAAACACATTGTGCTTTAACTTTTACAGTTATTCCATTACTAACCTGTACATTAATATTATCATAACACTCTTCAATAATTGAACGACCATAAAATAATAATTTGCGCCCAATTGCTGTTGTAGAGGCTGCAACGTCCGGTTCGTAAAAAGCACTTGTTATTGCGCCCATTTGACCATATAATGAATTAGCAGTTACTTTAATACTTAACTGACGCTTATCCAAAATATTTTTCATAAATTCATCATTTTCTAATGTTATAAGCTTTCGTGTTGTTTTTCGTGCTAATAATAAATCTTCTAAAATTGCCGGCATAATTGCTTTTCCTTCGCTAAATTGCGCAAATCTACAAATTTTATAACCAATAATAATTTTCTTTGCAGCAGCTTTAGGTGTTAATCTAACATATTTATATGTATCGTATTTTACCTCAACATAAGTATAACCCAAGTCATATAAATTGTCATAAATAAAATTACCTTGCGCATCTTTTTCACCTAGTTCACCAATTAAATTATCTTCTAAATCATATTCTTTTGTCCATACTTTGCTATCGTGTGATAAATTTTCAGAAATAATAGACGAAGGATATAGCGAACTATAATCAACACACGCAACAGGTTCGTCTAAGTAAATACCCGTTTTAGGTTTGAAAACGTGAGCTCCCTCATACCCTCCGCCGCTTTTATGTTTTTTAACCACAGGCATAAGAGTATTCTTTTCTCCACATTTTTTTGAAACATAACTTTGTAATTTAATACCTTGTCCACGCAATAATAAGAAACTTAACGGGACATTACACAAATTAGACATCTCTACTTTATCTGTAATGACGTCTACCTTTAATAATAACCAAATAACATTGTCACAATCAGCCAAACAATATTTTCCAACAGTCCATCTATCATAGTCCGAACCATTTGCTAATGAAAATATTTCGTGAGGTGTTACGTCATCCTTTGCTAAACCCCATTTATATTTATAATTTGTTAAATCTAATTCTTCTACACTATTAATCACAAACCACTGCTCTTCTTTATTTAGTTCAATAATTTCAAATTTTTTGCCCTTTTTATATAAATTAGAACTAAATCCTTGCTCATCAAACTTGATATAACTACCTACAGATATACCTGTTAAATTTTTTGTGTTAATTTTAGTAGTATTAGTTGATTCATTTACATATATACTTGTTACATTGTCACTTATAAAATAACTTGATGTAAAATCTAATTTATTAGAACTTAATGTAAATTCTTTCCTGAAAATTACATACATATCAATAATAACACGTCCTGCCATTTTTATAAATTTAAGATTATATTCACCGCTTGCTAAAATGATCTTATTATTTTCAATGTCTTCGCAACCTGTGCGCCAATCTTTTGATATACAAATCTCATCTTTATTGCGTGATAATTTGAGAAATTCTTTTACGCAATTTAATTCAAGCGAACGCTTATACATAAATTCAAAATCAAAACCAGTAATATTATAACCCGTAATAATATGCGGATTATCATTTATTATAATTTTTGTAAATGTTAATAATACTTCTTTCTCTGTTTGTCGCTCTAAAACAATGACATTATTATCTTGTGCCCAAGATAAATATTTTTCAGGAATTTTACAACCTCCTTTTACAATTATTACACGTTTATATGGCTGTGTCTCGGTATAGTTAATAAAACTCAATCCAATAAATGTAATAATGTCGCCTTCTAGTTCTGGAAACCCTGTATTTTTGAATGCTTCCGTCAATTCATATAATTTTGTATTATATTCACACGAACTATCTTTAATTAATTCGATTAAAGTAGCGTTTTTTTTATTGTAAGCTTTTACTCTCTTTTTACGTTTAAAATTTGTAGTACTTTCAATATCTTTATTTTCGCTATTTTTGTCATCATTGTCATTGTCATTATCATTGTCGTCGTCATCTTCAGCATCCTCGTCTTCGTCTTCTGACTCGCTTATTTCTATAATAGTTTCATTGCCATTTCCATTCTTTTTCTTAAAGTTTGCGGGAATATAATTTGATAAATTATCAATTAAATTCTCAAAATTTAGCGCGCCCAAATTCTTTTCTTTTGGATAAACTTTAGCAATATAATTTAATTTATTATCGGTCAATTCAAACGCACTTAAAATCTCTTGCCCTAACATACTAATATCATAATTAGCTCTAAAATCCTCATTACAAGAATAATAATTTTCAAGGATGTTAGTTGCTAATTTTTTATAGTTCTTTATTGGAAGAGGAAAATCTCCATGACTGCTACTTGCTTCAATATCAAAACTACAAATATTATACTTTACTGGAGTTTCTTTTTCTTTATATGAAACAATATCTTCATAGTTTATAGAATATTCGTAAGCACAATGTGTTGTTTTATTTACTATTTTTTTAACTTTATGCGATGGCATTTTAATCCATCCACTTGGAACAATTTCTTTATCGTGGAAGAATTTTAACAAAGGAGGAATATCTGCTTCATATAAATAGCAATTTGTTGTTCCTTGTTCGTCATTATATATAAAACCGTCATCATTTAATGTTCTTTCAAATCCATTATCTTTACTGTTTGTATCAATATAGAATAGTTTTTTTACTTTATTATATATAGCTGTGTTTACAAAGGAAATTTTTATAAAAGTATGCAGCTTTTTATTATCAAAACCATATAATTTTTGCCTTTTTACAAGCTTCAAACTTACAATACTGTCTTCATAATAATTACCAACTTTTTTTTTTAAATGAGCCAAAAATAAATTTTTTCGCTGCTCATTCCATTCATCATTTACCAAAATGTAGAAAAATGGATAAAAGTTTTCAATAATAATTGATGCAGTTTTATTTGTTTCATTAATGCCAAATGCCTGAATTATAAACTTCTTACTATCTTTATAAGGATCAAAATGAACATTCATTAATTTGTTATTTTGTAATTCAGATTTATTGTGTCCATCATAAACATTATAATCATATAATCTGAATGATTTATACTTTTCTGCATTTTGCTTTTCTGTATTTTGCTTTTCTGTATTTTGCTTTTCTGTATTAACATTTTGCTTTTCCGCATTGACATTTTGCTTTTCCGCATTAACATTTTGCTTTTCCGCATTGACATTTTGCTTTTCCATAGTATACTTATTAATATGTATATGAAATTAATTCTATATTTATTAAATATACATTTAATTTCAATTTTTTAAATTAAGAATATTAGCCTATTTTCTAACAAACAATTTAAAAGGTGTTATAATAGGAGTATTCACATATGTATTTTGTATAACTTGAGAATCTTCTCTTAAGTTATTAATACAAGTTTGAGATAATCTATTTCTAGCACTGCTTCTTACAATATTTGCAAAATTTTCATTTTTAAGAGTATTATTTGGTGTTGTAGCGTTATCTTTAGCTGAATAATGTTTAATCGAATTTATCTTATTTTTAACTTGAGCTTCATAATCATTACAAGTATCTTCAATCATATATTGATTAACAAAACCCCGCCCATTAATAACATTTGTATCATATGGAAGAATTGATAATAATTTTGGAACATTATTTAAACCTATTAAACCTTGTATCATTTTTCTTGATAAATTACTTCCATTTCTTGCAGGAATAAATGTACTATTTGTTGTAGATGTTCTAGCTCCTGGTAAGACAACTATTGCTTTTTCTAAAGTATCAATTGTGTTGTCTTTTATGATTTCAATATTATTATTAGGATATAAAAAGCTTGGATCTGTTTCAGTTGCTGGGTCGTGATAAACAAAAATACAATCTATATTTTCAAAATCACTTCCTATTGAAGTAGTAAATAAATTTACTACTTGTAAACTGTAAAAATTTAATTTACTATAATATAGATTATCATTAAAAGGATAATTATTAGATAAGCTTATTGTAATATTATCCAATAATATATCTAAATTCAGGCTTATAAAAAATGTTTTTCCATAATTATAACGAATATCATATTGTATAATAGACGAGTATAAATCATCTGATAAGTTAGTTAAATTATTTAACTTATAAGTATTATTATCATAAGTTATGTTTTTTAGTTTGAAACGCAATGAATTATTTAGTACATCATTACTAATAGTAGTAATATCTTTTTTATTATTTATTGTTAATATATTATTCACATTATTAATATAATTATTGTTTGAATAATAATTATTATTGTATGAAAAATCAATAATATTTGAGAGATTTAAATCAAATATTTTTTTGTTCTTATATTCAATAGTATTAAACAAAATAGAATTGTAATTTATATTATTATTTATATTATTTATATTATTTTTATAATTAAATGTAAAATCTAATAAATATAATTTGGCAACACTTGATACTAATGTATTATAATTTGTATTATTAGATGTTATTAATGAAGAATTAATATTGATATTTTTTGAAAATATTATTTTTGAAATATCAAAAATAGCTGTTTTTGATATAATATGAATATTGTTATATATGTCATATTGCGTTATACCTGTAATTTGTTTTCCTAATGATAAATATAACATATTAATGCTTGTATCTTGTGATTTTCTATAATTTGGATTATTAATGTAAAAATTTGAACTAATGTCTATAGCTTTTACATTTTTAAGAAATATATTATTTTTATTAAAAATTATATTACTATTTGCTTTGATACTATTAAAAATTTCAAAATTGTTAGTTTTTATCATAAAAGTATTAATAGTGCTAGAACTATTAGAGTTTATAGCATTTATATTCAGTGGAGAGTTTATATTCAGTTTTCTATTAGATATGTCATATAAATCAAATTTATATGTATTTGTATTCTTAAAATCTAATGTAAGTTTGTTATATGAATATATATTATTATATACTGAATATGATAAATCCAAAAATAATCTATTAAGACTTACTTCTGTAGTTAAACTTTTATAGGGTATACTATTGTTATCAATAAATAAACTTGAAAAATCTGAAGATGCATAATTTATTAATGATTTATCTGTTGTAGCATTTAAAAATAATGGAATACTTGAAAACTCGGTAATCATAAAATTAGTTCTACTAAATGAAATGTCAACATTTGAACAAATATCTTTATATATGAAATCTTTTATGCTTATATTAAAATAATCTTTATAGTTTTTAATATTATTAAAATATTTATTAAAGTAATAATTTAAATGATAAAAAGTAGTACTTCCTTGTATATTATTAATTAAATAATTATTTGAATTGTCGCTAATGTCTTGATTTTTAATAAAAATGAGTTTTCTATTTGTATTATTTGAATCGTGAATAAATTTCATATTATTTTTAATATTATTTTGTGTTATTAAAGATGAGTTCAAAACATTTGTATTAACAGCACCAGGATTTCCTAATTTTTGGCTTAATATTATTCTATTCTTATATCTATCGCTATATTGCGCTCTTAAAAAATTATTAAGATTACTATCATAGTTAGAATTAGTTGTGTCGTTAGTTATAATATTTGAAGTTATATATATATTTACTCCTATTGTTGAACTGGACAAAATAATATAATCTCTTCTAGTACTATTTATTTTGATCATACTTATAATAAGTATAGATTTTTAATAATAAAATATTACTAATCTATTAATAGATGTTTATGTTAATACATCTGTATCATTAAAATACCATTGTGAAGATAAATATGGAGGTTTGGCTTTATTAATATTACTGCCTTTTTTGGTTTTAAGATTGGGTCCTTTGGAAGTAATTGAATTAATTTCAAAAGTTCCAATAGCATAATTATAATATTTTAAGTTAGACAAGTTTCCTGAAAACCCACCATTGTAGTTAACATATAAATTATCATAATTTTGCTTAATAATATTAGATAATTTATGACGTTTTGTTAAATTGCCATTTATATATACGTCAACAATGTTTTGAGATGTTGCTCTAATAACAACACCAACCCATTTTTTAATCGGTATAGCATCTACATATATATCATCATAATATGCTTTTGAAACACTATTATTATTATGAAAGACATTTATTCTCACTAACATACCTAATAATGGAAATTTTTCTAATAAATCATCAGAATAATTTCTCTTACCTTTATACAAGTAGACACCAGGCGAGTTATTAGGACCGAATAATCCACTTCCTCCTTCACCTGTTGAATTAGGCGATGAACCTTTATTAAAGACATGCATAAAATCAATATCATCCTTATAATCTAAATTATTGACATATATCCAAAATGAATATGTAAATTCAATTCCTTCATATTGATTGTTACTTCTTAAAATAGGAATAGATGATTTTGCCCCTAATGCTTGAGTAATAGTTAAGGCTTCTGTTGCGTCTTTCATTCCGTGTATTAAATATGGTGTTGGCGATGGAGACAAAAATGTATATAAAATTTTGCTTCCAATGTAAAATAAAGAATAAAAAATTATTATTATTGCTAATATAAAAGTTAGTCTTGATATCATTGTGTTAGAGGACAGGAAGTCATTTAACATGCTGTTTTTATCACTTTTGTATGGAATTAATGAACTTATATTTTTTTTAATATTTTCCAAAACTCCTTCGGGTGGATTCATATTATTACTATTATATTATAATAATAATAATTATTATAATAATTATAATAATAATAATAAATAATAGTTATTATTATAATTTTTTAAAAATAATATATTAAAGTGTAAAACTTCCTTTCTCTTTATTATATTCAAGAAAGCTAACTTTTAATCTATATTTATTAAATATATTAGTTGCGAGAGATGAATTAATACCTTCTTTATAAATATTATAAGCATCTTGTGGATTAATAGCATTTCCTTCATAGCGTATACGTGTAATAAATCCTTCAAAACTGCTATTTGTTGTTGTTCCTGCTAATTGCATGTTTCCTATATATATATTTCTTTTAATTAGACTTGTATCATAGTTTTTATATAATCCATGTAATATAAATGAATTACGTAATTTACCGTCTAAATATACATCAAGTGTACGTGTGTCTATACTGAGAGTTAAATTATTCCATTTTTGAACAGGAATATTAGGGATCTTATATCTGGTATAATTTAGGTTATTTCCACCACCAGTTCCAGTTCCACGCGATTGTTTGTCTAAATAAGTTTCAATATCAATAAATAAATTATTTTCATATTTATCTAATGCTATATTTATATTTTTATATAAGGTTGTTGTTGGTGTTACAGTAACTTTATTACTAATACCCGATAAAGGCGTATTTACTAAACCTGGAACAGTTTGAGCATTTTCGTTAGATGACATAAACAAAACATTTTTCTCATTTGATATATTATCACCCCAATTATCTATATAGAACCATACACTTAACATAAAATTTGATGAACTCGTCTCTGGTATATCTTTAGATAATACAACATTTTTGTTATTTGAAAATAAATTGGCCGCAGTAGCTGTATTAAATCTCTCTGCTGGTTCTTTCGCATCACACATAATGTCAAATATTATATTTGTTTTGAAAAATAAGTTATTCAGTCCCCATATAAGAACAATAACAAGTATTATAATTATTATTATATTTGTTATACCCATTATAAATATATATATAAAAAATATTATAATGTTTATATTAACACTTAAATATTAAATTCTCTCTAAAATATAAAATTTATTTCTAAAATATAAATTTCTTTCTAAAATATAAAGTTAAGTTAAATTTTTATAATTTTTCTGAGTCATTATTTTTTGATAAATTATATAATAATTCGATTGTTGAAGGAGATGTAATTTTATTATAATAATATATTTCTTTTATACTTCCATGAATGCCATCATTTTCACCAATAGTTATATTATCTCCTTTAAAATATGGGGATACGTTTTCTTTTGACCCTACTAATTTACCATCTATAAATATATCTATTAAATTATTATCATAATTTATTACAAAAAACAACCATTTTTGAAATTTGGGATTTGACATCTCATATATTGTATCTAATTGGTCGCCTCGATTGCTAATAGTTCTTGATTTTATAATTATTTTTTGCGATTTACCATTATAATATATAATAGGTTTAAAACCATAATTGAATAAAACAGTATCTTTTGTATATGCTAGTGATGTATTTTCTGGTTGTGGATTTATATATATATAAAAAGTCACACTATAAGTATAATTATATGGAAATTTCTCTTTACTTATTACTGAATTATGGTATTCACTTTTAATATTAAAAGCACTATTTATATCATTAAACAATGTAAAAGTATAAGCTTTTACATTTGAACCATTATTACTAGTGTCTTTTATAGAAATTTTGCTATCAATAATACCACTACCTTTATTATATAATGTATCTATACTACTATTTAGTGAAGTATTAGCATTAACAGTTTCAATACCTCTATTAAGTGTGCTTGTTAATTGTTCTTTATTCATATTAAAAGCACTCATTATTTTGTCTAATTTATCTTCGCTTGGTTTACTAGTTTCTTCCCTAGTTATATTAGGTAGTGTTATACTTTTACTTAAATGTGTATTTAAGTTCTGATATTTTCCTAAATGTTTCTCTTTATTTAAATAAAAAGGTCCTTCTCCTTGTAAAATATCACTCTTATTAAATGTTCTTATATATTTGAATATAACAGGTAATAAAAATAGCAATAGCACTAATAATAATAACAAGAAAAATAATATATAAACAGGAGAGGGTGTTAACCTTATATCTTTATTTATTTCATCTACTAAAATAACTAATAAACAAGGAATAAAAAATATAAAGTTTTTAAATATACATAAAAAATATTTGGCATAGTTTGTTATTAGATCTGTATATTCAGGTTTTTTACCTTTTACTACTGGTATATCACAATAATTTGATTCGGATGAAGTTTTTATAGAAAATAATTTAGCTATTATTGCTAATACTATTAAAATTATTAATAACCCCACTATATTTTTTGTAATGTTAAAGACATTGTCATTATTTTTATGTAAATATAAAGTATAGTTTATTACAAATAATGGTATTAGAATTATTAACAATAAATAAAAAAGATATTTCATCATATTAAATAAAGGTTTTGATAATGTATTTTTTAATATTTTTTTATTTACAGTAGATGTATCATCTCCTTTGCTTTCTGCTTTTACAGCTGAACTAGTGTCTGGACTAGTTCCTGGACCAGTGTCTGGATTTATAAGCTTTCTTAAATTATATATATTAGAATATTCCAATTCAGTATCATATTCTTCATCTAGCTTTTTGCCTGTATCGCTTATTTCTAGCTTTTTGCCTGTATCGCTTATTTCTGATTTATCCTTATCCCAAGAAGTATTATTTCTATAAACAAAAAAAAGAAAACAATAAATACTAAATGCTATTAACATTAATGCAAATAATATTTCATATTTTGTATTTTTAATAGCAAATAGATTTTGTTTCTCATTTAAATAATAAAATAAACATAATATTAATATAAGTACTATGCTTATAAAATATCTATAATATTTATGTTCTACAGGAACTCCTTTTTCTTTTATAGTAAAACCATTAACAATTTTGTCTAATATTCTTATAAGAATAGTGCTAAAATATTTATAAAAATATGGTAATTTAGCACCACTCTTATTTACAAAATCTTTAAATTGTGTAGTATAATTACTATTATCTGACATAATATAATATTATACAACAATATAATATTATAGAACAATATAATATTATTGAATATATAGCGACCAGTAAAGTTATAAATTTTCGCAAGCTGTTTTTCTACCATGACAATCTCTGCATAATGCTTCCAAATTATCTATATTATTTGAACCACCATATTCTAGTTTTATAACATGGTCTACTTCAAACCAAGCAGGTAATTGTTTTTTACATTGTTTACAATGCCAATTTTGAGATGCTGCTACAAATTTCTTTTTTGTTTCACTTACACTTCGTTTTGTAGAAGTATTTCCAGAATATAAAATCTTTTGTTGTTGTTTTGATAAATTATGGTTGTTATTTGAAGGATTTGAAAAAGTTACAGATTTTTGAATATTTGGATTATTATATATATTATAGTTATTATTTAATTCTTTAGATATAGAGCTTGATGTGAAATCAATAATAGGAGTAATAATACTCGCAGTATTTCTATCAATAGGTAAATATTTTATATAACTATTTGAGTTTAATACAAAATCTTTATAATTATTCGGATTTTTTTTAATATATAAATAAATACATAGTCCAATAAAAGCGAAAAAAACCATCTTATAATATTTTTCATATTTCTTTAGTTTACTAATTAATTTACCTTCAAAATATGTATTAAGTAATACAAAAAAAGTTATAAATACAATAAGCAATTCAAGTTTCATAGTATTATTTAATATATAAATATATTATTAGGAATAATATAAGTATTAATAAACTTCCAAAAATATATTTATGCCTATTCTTCTTTTCTTCGTTCTTTTTAACTTCTTTTAATTTATAGTTTTCATAATAGTTATTTAAAGCATCATAATATGATACTTCGGGTTTACCTAAATAGCTATTTATTTTATTATGTATAAAATGAATCCATTTTATAAACGATTCTCTTGAGTCTAAATAAGGGGTTACAGGATATGCGTCTAAAAATTTACTAAATACATTTCCTATATCAGGAACTGGTATAAATAATGGCAAGTTTGTTATAAAGTCATAATATTTTTTTTTTGTGCTCTCATTTACATTTAACGGATATGACAAAGCAATTGTATATAATACAAACCAATAATGAGGACCCCAAATAATAGGGTTGAATACACTATTATTAGTCATAATATTTTTATTATATAACAGATTTTATTATAACTATTATAATCTATTATAACTTTCAAGTGTTACTAAAATAAAAATAATATATAAAAACATAATTACAATATAATTAACAATCTATAAATCTATAATGAATACAAAAAAATTTATTTTTTGCAATAATTGCGGTAAGCTTGGTCATTTATTTCATCAATGCAAAGTTCCAATAACAAGTATTGGTATTATTCCTATAAGAATTACAAAAACATTAGATCCTATTACAAATAAATTAAAAAATAATGTTGAGATTTTCATAATAAAACGTAAAGACACATTATCGTTTGTTGATTTTATGCGTGGAAAATATTCAATAGAAGATAAAAATTATATAACAAATTTATTAAATAATATGACAATAAATGAAAGACAATTTATATTACACAATGAATTTGATACTATATGGCAATATTTATGGAATTATAACACTAATAATTCTTATAAAAATGAAGAAAAAACGTCAAGAACTAAATTTATCAATTTAAAAAATGGATATTCAAATATTTTTGAAAGTTATGATTTAGAAAGTTTGATAAAATTATGTGATAAAAAATATATTGAACCTGAATGGGGGTTTCCAAAAGGGCGTCGCAACTATCAGGAAAAAGATATTGTTTGTGCTATTAGAGAATTTGAAGAAGAAACCGGATATGAAAAAAAAGATATTGCTATTATTAATAATATTGTTCCTTATGAAGAAATATTTAGTGGTTCTAATTATAAATCATATAAACATAAATACTTTATCGGTATAATTAACAACAATTATATTCCTAAAAATAATTATCAAATTTATGAAATTACTGAAATTAAATGGGTTTCTATAGATAATGTATCTAATTATCTAAGAGAATATAATTATGAAAAAAAAAATATAATAAATTATTTAAATAATTTATTAAAAACTTATAAACTATATATTTAATATATAGTAATGGATAGATTAACTCCGCAAAAATCAAAATTAAATGAAGATGTAGAAGAAGAACCAGAAGTGGAAGCAGAAGTAGAAGAAGAGGAAGTAGAAGAACCAGAAGCGGAAGAAGAAGAGGAACCAGAAGTGGAAGCGGAAGAGGAAGAGGAACCAGAAGCGGAAGAAGAGGAAGAACCAGAAGCGGAAGAAGAAGAGGAAGAGGAGGAACCAGAAGAAGAAGAAGAAAAAGAAGATGAAGAAGAAGAGGAGGAAGAAGGAGAAGAAGAAGAAGAAGAAGAGGAAGAAGAAGAAGAAGAAAAAGAAGATGAAGAAGAAGAGGAGGAAGAAGGAGAAGAAGAAGAAGAAGAAGAGGAAGAGGAAGAGGAAGAAGAAAAAGAAGCAGAAGAAGCAGAAGAAACAGAGGAAGAGGAGGAAGAAACAGAGGAGGAGGAAGAAGAGGACGAAGAGGACGAGGAAGAAGAAGAAGAAGAAGGTGGAGAAGAGGAGGAAGAAACAGAGGAGGAAGCAATGGAAATAGAAGATACACCAGTATTACAAGATACACCAGTATTACAAGAGGAACCAAAAGAAGAGTTACAAGAATTAGGAGAAGGAAAAAAAATAAACAAAATAGAAATTCCAAAAGAAGAAGAAAGTCCAAAAGAAGAAGAAACTTCTGAAGAAGAGGAAAGTCCCAAAGAAGAAGAAAGTCCTGAAGTAGAGGAAGAAAGTCCTGAAGAAGAAAGCGTATCAGATGATGAAAAAAATATTGTTTCAAGTATAAAACCAACCGAAACAAAAGAAAAGAATAATTTATATTTGGCCTCAATGTTTAGAGAGAATATAAATAAAATAGATATAGATAAATCCGAGTTAGAAGGCCTAGAAAGTAACGTAAACACTAAAACAGATTTAAAATATTATTTAAATGCTTTAGAGTTATTAAATGCCAAAGATTTAAAAAATCCTTTAAATAAAAATTATAAATATTTATATCCACATCATGATGATGAATATTTTAATATTAAAATATCACAAAATAAAGAGCTTATGGAAAATAAAATAAAAATAAATATTGATAAAGATTTTGAAAAGCAAGCAAATGAAATATGTAATAAAGATTTTGAATTAGCACCATATCAAAAATTTATAAAAAACTTTTTATCAATACATACACCATACAATGGATTATTATTATTTCACGGTTTAGGAACAGGAAAAACATGCTCTGCAATAGGAGTAGCTGAAGAGACCCGAAAGTATTTACAATATATGGGATATAATGATAGAATTATTATTGTAGCCTCTCCAAATGTCCAAGAAAACTTTTATTTACAATTATTTGACGAAACTAAATTAGAATTAGTTAATGGATATTGGACTATTAATAATTGCGCGGGTCAAAATATATTAAATGAAATAAATGTTATGCAAAAAGATTTATCGCGTGAAAAAGTGATAAAAATAGTGAAGAACATTATATCAAATTATTATTTATTTATGGGTTATACACAGTTTGGTAATTTAATAATGAAAAAATCTAATATAACAAATCAATTATTAGATAATGATCCAAATAATAGTAAACGAAAAACGTTGATCAAAAAGAAATTGCAAAAATATTTCAATAATAGATTAATTATAATTGATGAAATACATAATATTCGTCAGTCTAAAGATAACAGCAATAAATTAGTGTCTAATGAGCTAATGAATTTAGTTAAAAATGTTAGCAATTTAAAGTTAATATTTATGTCGGCAACACCTATGTTTAATGACTTCAAAGAAATTATTTTTTTAGTAAATATATTAAATATAAATGATAATAGGTCAAAAATAGAGCTTAAAGATGTATTTAATGGAGACGGAAGTTTTGTTGTAAATAGTAAAGGTGAACAAGTTGGTCTTGAATTGTTTAAGAGAAAAATAAATGGTTATGTTAGCTATGTTAAAGGCGATAATCCATTAAGTTTTCCATTTAGAATTTTGCCAAATAATTTTTCAGACTCTAAAAGTATATTTAATAATAAATATCCTGAATTAAAAATTAATGCTAACAGCTTAAGCGAAAAAATAGAACTATTTGATATATACGTAAATCAAGTATCACCTTATCAAGAGTTTGTATATAATATTATTCTTAAAAATAATATATCTAAATTCGACGAAGATAAGATTAATGCTATGGAAACATTTGGTTACACATTATTACAAAAACCATTAGAAGCTCTAAATATGGTGTTTCCTAATAGTAAATTAGAGACTTATTTTAATGAAAAAATGGACTTATATAAAAATATTCAAGATGTTATTACAAATATAGATCTTGAAGAAATAAACGGACTTATTAATATTAGAGATATTGTTGGAAAAATTGGAATAAATAATATAATGAGCTATGAGGAAACCCAAGCACCAAAATCTAGATTTGGATATAAATTTAAAAGTGAATTAAACAAAACAATACCGACTAATATTTTTGATTATAAGATTATAGGAAAATACAGTTCAAAGATTAAATCAATATTGGATGCTCTATTTAATTCACAAGGTCCATTAATTATATATTCACAATTTATTGACTCAGGTCTAATACCTATAGCTCTAGCATTAGAAACAGCTGGATTTACTCGCTATGGAGCAAATAAATCTTTATTTTCTATTCCACCAAGTGAGGAATTAGATGTAAATACTTATAAAAAAAAGTCGGAATTAGTAGAAGGACAGCGTTTCAGAGGTGCAAAATATGTTATTATCAGTGGAAACAGCAATATTTCTCCTGATATAGTAGGCGATTTAAAAGCTTGTACCGATACAAATAATATTAATGGTGAAATTGTCAAAGTGATACTCTTATCTGCCGCAGGAAGTGAAGGATTAGATTTTAAATATATTAGACAAATACATATTTTAGAGCCTTGGTATAATATAAATAGAATTGAGCAAATTATTGGTAGGGCTATAAGAACTTGTAGCCATAAGGACCTCCCTCTTATTCAGCGAAATGTTCAAATCTATATGCATGCTACATTGTTAAATAATAATACAGAGTCGGTAGACTTATTTATTTATAGAAAAGCAGAAGAAAAAGCTAAAGTAATTGGTACTGTTACACGCGTGCTTAAATAACATAGTATATATTGCTTACTAAATTAAGAGAA